GAGTTACATTTATATGACTTTGGTATATTCATAGAATTAGAACCAGACGAAGAAGAGAAACAACTACTAGAAAACAATATACAAGCTGCTATAGCTCAAGGTTTAATAGATTTAGAAGATGCTATTGATCTTAGACAGATAAAGAATATAAAACTAGCTAACCAGTTACTTAAGATTCGTAGAAAACAAAAGCAAGAGAGAGACCAGAAGATTCAACAAGAGAATATGCAAGCTCAATCTCAAGCTAATGCTCAGGCGCAACAAGTTGCAGCTCAAGCAGAAGTACAAAAATCTCAAGCACTAGTTCAAACACAAATACAGTTAGAGCAAGCTAAATCTCAATTCAAGCAACAAGACATGGTTAATGAAGCTAAGCTTAAAAAAGACCTAATGCAATTCGAGTTTGAATTAAACAAACAGCTTAAGCAAATGGAGATGAGTACCGTGCAACAAAAGGAAACAAACAAAGAAGATCGTAAAGACGAAAGAACAAAAATTCAAGCTTCTCAGCAATCAGAACTAATAGATCAAAGAAATAATGACAAATCACCTAAAAACTTTGAATCTGCAGGTAATGATAATATGGGAGGCGGATTCAGTCTAGACGGTTTTGAACCTAGATAAATTTTAACTATTTAATTATATTATATTATGGAAAACAATGAACAAAATTTAGCTGCTCCAGAAGCAACTAACGAGGTAGTAAACGATGCTATCAAGATTAAAAAAAGACCAAAGCAATTGGTAAACGAAGAAGTTACCGCTAAAGTTAACATGGACGAAGTAAATCCTAATAAGATAGCTTCACCAGAGGATCCAGTTAAAGTGAGTATCCCAGAAGAAAAACCTGTAGAAGTTGTAGAAGCTCCTGAGGTTAAAGAAGAAGTACAACAAGAAGAAGAAGTTCCAGTTCTTGAAGAGATAACTGATGAAGTTATTGAAGAGAAAGCAGAAGAGCTAATGGAAGAAGTTTCAGAAGCAGTTGAAGAAGCACAAGAAAAAGGTGTTGCTTTACCTGAAAACATTCAGAAGGTTGTAGATTTCATGGACGATACCGGTGGTTCTTTAGAGGATTATGTAAAGTTAAATCAAGACTTTACTAATCACGATGACAAAGACTTATTGAAAGAGTATTATAAAAATACTAAGTCTCATTTAAACAACGAAGAAATCGACTTCTTAATAGAAGACGAATACTCTTTTGACGAAGACGTTGATGATGAGAAAACAATTAAAAAAAGAAAGATAGCGCTAAAAGAGCAAGTTGCAAGTGCTAAAAGCCACCTAGACGGGCAAAAGTCTAAATACTATGAAGAGATCAAAGCTGGTTCAAAGCTCACGGGTGAGCAATCGAAAGCAGTGGAGTTCTTTAATAGATACACAAAGGAGTCTGAGGAAACTCAGAAAGTAGCGGAAATCCAAAAGTCCACTTTTCAAAAGAAAACTGCACAAGTTTTTAGTAATGATTTCAAAGGTTTTGATTATCAAGTAGGTGAAAAGAAATTTAGGTTTAACGTTAAGGATTCAGCTAAAGTTAAAGATACCCAAAGCGACATTAATAATTTCGTCAAGACGTTCTTGAATGATAAAAATGAAATGTCAGATGCTAAAGGTTATCACAAAAGCTTATTTACAGCAATGAATTCTGATGCTATTGCAAATCACTTCTATGAACAGGGTAAAGCTGATGCTATCAAGGATAGTGTCGCTAAATCTAAAAACATTAAAATGGATCCTAGACAAAATCACAGCGATGTAGTTGAATCTGGAGGTTTAAAAGTGAGAGCAGTATCAGGCGATAATTCATCTAGACTTCGAGTAAAAATGAATAAAAACAAAATTAATTAACTTAAAAATCAAACACTATGGCATTTAATGCATCAGGTGGAGCTTTGGCTCACCTAACTCCTCGACCAACGCAGACGCTTTGGGGGGACAATTATTTAACTTTCGACTCTGGTTCAGGAGGCGGAACATTCGCACAACAATTCTTACCAGAAATCTACGAGAAAGAAGTAGAAAGATACGGAAACAGAACAGTTTCTGGATTCTTAAAAATGGTAGGAGCTGAAATGCCTTTACAATCTGATCAGGTAATCTGGTCTGAACAAGGTAGAATCCACGTAGCTTACGATGGAATCGCTACAGCTAATCAAGTTGAAGTAGCAGATGCTTCTGCTAACACGATTACTGTGCCTTCAGGTCACTTAGTACAATTACATGATACTATTATTATAGCTAAAGCTGGAAGAACAGACAAATGTCTAGTAGTAGCAGTAGCAGCAACAGCAATTACAGTTGCTCCTTACGCTATCGCTAACTTAGGTACTGGCTCTGCTTACGCTGATTCAGATAATATCAAGTTATTTGTATATGGTACAGAATACAAAAAAGGATCAAGCGGAGTTGCTGGATCAATCGATGCTTCATTCACACAATTTAGCAACAGACCAATCATAATGAGAGACAGATACCAAGTTAATGGTTCTGACACTGCTCAAATCGGTTGGGTTGAAGTTACTTCTGAGAATGGTGCTGGTGGTTTCTTATGGTACTTAAAATCTGAGCATGAAGCTCGTTTAAGATTTGAAGATCAAATGGAAATGGCTATGATTGAAGGTGAACTTGCTGGATCTAGCTTTGCTGGTACTGGGGACTTCGCTGTTCAAGGTACTGAAGGTTTATTCGCTGCACTTAACACTAGAGGTTTAGTATACAACAATGCTGATTTTGATTCTACTGCTGCCGTAACTGGTACCTTAGCTCACAATTCAACTGTTGTTAACACTGGACTTGCTGAATTTGATACTATTCTTCAAGAATTAGATAAGCAAGGAGCTATTGAAGAGAACATGATGTTCTTAGATAGAGGTACTTCTTTATCTTTTGATAATATGCTAGCTCAACAAAATGCTGCTTTCGGTGGTGGTACTTCTTACGGAGTATTTAACAACGAAGAAGACATGGCGTTGAATTTAGGTTTCTCTGGTTTCAGACGTGGATCTTACGATTTCTACAAAACAGACTGGAAATACTTAAATGATTCTACAACAAGAGGATTATTCGGAGACATCGAAGGTGTTATTGTTCCTGCTGGAACTTCAACAGTATACGATCAGTCAATGGGTAAAAATATCTCAAGACCATTCTTACACGTACGTTACAGAAAATCTGAAGCGGATGATAGAAAAATGAAATCTTGGATTACTGGATCTGTTGGTGGAAACTATACTTCAGATGCTGATGAGATGGTAGTTAACTTCTTAACTGAAAGATGTTTGTGTGTACAAGCTGCAAACAACTTTGTATTACTTAAGAATACAACTGCTTAATATTTATTGTGATACTTACCCTCGTACTAGTTACGGGGGTAATTATTACTTTTATACTTTAACTTTTTAATTATATTATATATTATGGAAAATAAAACAAAAACCTCTTGGGAGGTAAAAGACAGAACTTATATTCTGAAAGGAAAAGATACACCAATTGTATCTAAGATACCATCAAGACACACTCAAAGAAAACCTTTAATGTGGTTAGACCCTGAAAAAGGTTATCAAAGAGAACTAAGATACGCAACAAATCAACAATCATCACTAGTCGATGAACAACAAGGAGTTGCAACACTTGGTCATATTGTGTTTAGAAACGGTGCTTTATTTGTAAAGAAAGAATTACAATCATTACAAAAAATGCTTTCTTTATATCATCCCTTTAAAGATGTTCTTTACACTGAAAAAGACAACGTTGTTGAGGCTGAAAATGATTTAGAATGGATGGAACTAGAAGTAGAAGCTTTAAATATAGCGGTACAACTAGACATAGACATGGCTGAATCAATACTAAGAGTAGATCAAGGTAGTAAAGTATCTAAGATGACTTCTAAGGAGATTAAACGCGATGTGTTATTATTTGCTAAAAGAGAACCTTTGTATTTCTTAGAGCTATGTAACGATGATTCTATTGAATTAAGAAACTTTGGGGTTAAAGCTGTCGAAGCTGGAATACTTCAATTATCAGCAGATCAAAGAGTCTTTACAGCTGGTAAAGAAAAACGTAAACTATTTACTGTTCCTTTTGACGAACACCCTTACTCGGCATTAGCTGCTTGGTTTAAGACAGACGAAGGTATGGAAGTTTACAAGTCAATGACAAAAAAAGTAAAAACAACTAAAAAATAATAATCTTGTAGAAGCAGTCGCTCTACGGGGCGATTGCTAACTACAATAACAAATAATTATGGCGGTAAATATAGATACAGTATATCAGAGAGTTTTAGCTGCAGCAAATAAAGAACAAAGAGGTTATGTAACTCCTCAGGAATTTAATCTTTATGCTAACCAAGTTCAGATGGATATATTTGAGCAATATTTCTATGACTTAAACGCTTTTTTTAAAATACCTGGTAATGATTCTACGTATGCAGATATAGTAGACCTTATACAGGAAAAGGTAGATGTGTTTGAAAAATACAGACAACCTGTTGTGATGCAGAACCTAGGTATTGGCACTATGCCAGACTACTATAGAATGGGTGAACTGTACACCAACAAATGCGGTAGCTTTGTTGAGATAGAAAAACTAAATCAAAACGAAGTACACCATATACTATCATCTCCACTAACAGCTCCTAGCACAACTTACCCAGTTTACGTTAGAACCTCAGGATCTACTTCTATTTCCAGAGACAGATTAATACAAATTTATCCAACAACAATAGGTGCAAGTGATACTGTTGTGTGTAACTATATAGCTAGACCAGCACTCGTTGTTTGGAATTATACAGTTGTAAATAACCAAGCATTGTACAACGCTGCTACATCAGTAAGCTTTGAATTACACGCGTCTGAAGAATCAGAGATTGTAATTAAAGTACTGGAGTTAGCGGGTATATCATTAAAAGATCCTATGTTAACTAAATTCGCTACTGGAGAGGAAGCTCAAAACATACAACAAGAAAACAAATAAACTATGCCACTATTTACAGGAACACAAGAGGGTTATTATGAAGGGTCAGACGGTAATTTTAACACTGCTGATGACTTAGCTACTTACGGTAACTATCAGTTCATTTCATTAAAAGACATAATCAATAACTTTATAATTTCAAATGTTGGTGAAGATAAGTTAATATCTAAAATAAAAAGAACAGACGTATCTTTTCACGCTCAAAGAGCAATACAAGAATTAAGCTACGATACTTTTAAGTCAACAAAATCTCAAGAAATAGAATTACCACCTAGCTTGCTAATGGTACTTCCTCATGACTATGTTAACTATGTTAAACTTACATGGAAAGACAACTCAGGTATAGAGCATGTTATATATCCAGCTATTAAAACTAGCAATCCCCAACAAATAACTCAAGACAACAATTTAGATTACACTTTCGATAGTGATGGAAACCTAGTTGATCCTTTAGTTTCAGATACATGGAACCAGTTTCAAGGTACAGCAAGTACAAATAACTCTAACTCTGATGATGGAGATTTAGACAGTGTATACGTAGAAGGTAGAAGATACGGCTTAACACCTGAAAACGCTCAAAGCAATGGCGTATTCTATATAGACCCAAGGTTTGGTAGAATACATTTTAGTTCTGACTTAGCAGGTAAGACAATAACATTAAAATACATAAGTGATGGTCTTGGTACTGATGCTGAAATGATTGTACATAAGTTTGCTGAAGAAGCAATGTACAAATCAATAGCTCACGCTATACTATCAACTAGATCAAACGTTCAAGAATACGTAGTACAAAGATACAAGAAAGAAAAGAAAGCTGCTATAAGAACTGCTAAATTAAGATTATCAAGTTTAAAAATAGAAGAGTTAACTCAGGTAATGAGAAACAAATCTAAACAAATAAAACACTAAGAATGGCGGAAATTAAACATCACTTTCGTGCTGGGAAAATTAACAAAGACCTAGACGAGAGATTAATAGCTAATGGCAAATACAGAGATGCTTTAAATTTAGAAGTAGCTTCGTCACAAGGTGATGATGTTGGTACCTTACAATCTGTTGCTAGTAACGAAAGAATATCTACACTAGGTATATCTGGCGCTGAGTGTATTGGTTCTTACGTAGATCATACTAACGATAAAATATACTGGTTCATAACTGGTACATTAATAGACGCTATAGCGGAGTATGACCCTAGAACAGAACTAATAACACCTATACTAGTAGATGCACCATCTGCAGCCGCTGACGCTATATTAAGGTTTAATAACTATTGGTACGTTTGTGGTATAAACATTATTGATGGCTTGCTTTTTTGGACTGATGGTTTTACAGAGCCAAAGATGATAAACATAAAGAA